GCGCCGAAACGCTGACAAAGTGTGGAATTAAGCGAACCGTACTCCGGTGAAACACTAGTCTTAGTCCTTTCCACTTCCAATGACAATCGACTCACTGTATCCATCCAGTGCGCACTGAAGTGCGGACCGGAACGGAAAAGTATGTCGTCGCCGTTGATCAAACATGGGAAACCCGAATTATCAATCCCAACAGACTCGCCTGCATACAAGAAAGCGATTCTATTCTGCAGACAAAGCAGTGGGAAAGACAAAAAGGACCCCATCATCTGACCTCTCGTCGGAACAAATTCAGAAATACCGTGCTCAAAGTTGAACAACACAGGACGTAAGATTTTCATGGCGTATGCTTTCATAGAGCCCGGCACAGAGACCGTGGACCTTAGCAACTCGTCAAGAATAGCCTCGGCAACCTCTATCGAAAGGTTGTCCGTGGCACTCTTATAATCCCCTGAAGTCAAAGTTTCGCCTTCAACAAAAGAAAAACCAGCGCGCTGTAAGATGTCAGTTGTAAAATCGCCGCGGCAGAGCCACTTCTCGCGCGACAACTTATCGTAGATCGCTTTGTGAAGCGGTCTCAGATGTATCGCGTCCGCCGAGAATTTGCTCAAGGGCCGAGGTTTACCGGCGCTTTGGACAACAGTCAGAGCCGAAGACACTCGTAATGGTCGGGTTGCCCCGTCCAAACACGTAGTGAGGAACTCGTCGTGTCTAAACCGACCCCGACATTCGTCGGGGTGAGAAACGAAGCCGTGTAAACCGCCCGCACTGCGGCGATTTTCCAAACATGCTGACAAAGAAGGATCGGTGTTCATCACGCAAGATTCGTAAAGACCGGAATCCCACCCGTGAGGGAACAGGTTCCGAACGACTCTACGCGCAAATGCGATGTAACCGCGTGGTAAGGAGGGTGGTGGAGACTGGAAATGGTTAGCGACGGATGAAAGCAAAGGGGCTTCCATACACCGGCATGATGCCGGCTGTAGCTTCTTGATTGAATTCCATGCGAACTCTGCATGCTGGTCCACGGCAGGACTAGCTTGCAGATAGCACTTCGTTTCCCTACTAAGGTCAACACAGTTATCCGAGATTGGCTCGAATTTCGGTGCCTCGCAGTTGTAGAGGTATTGCCAAGTAGCTACCGCTTTCCAAATTGTCTCACAGAGACGGGAACGGTATGCTCGACAAGAGCGTCGAGTAGCGTACGCTTCAGTAAACTTCGTCATAAATCCTTACGGTTGACGAGGGCAGGCTGGAAACGCTGAAAGTCCTAA